CGTTGACTCATAGGTGTAAGAAATGAGTCTCTTGCTTCTTTCAATAGTTGAATGGCTTGATCATTATCCATGCCAGCAAAGTTTTGCAATCCGCCTTTAATCGCTTGTACCGCAGCTTCTACGGTCACAATATTTTTAGGCAATGCGCCAGCATTTAGTAAGGTTTCAGCTACAGAAGTTACTTTGGCGTTAAATTGATTTTGCGCGACAGTATAATCACTGTGTCCGCCAAGCATTTTTTCAACAAGGTCACCACCGAATTGATTACCTGTCAAACGAGATTGGATTGGGCTATTAGTTAATACCTTGTTATCTTTAACATGCTTAATGAGTATATCGTAGGCTTTATATGATGCCTGTAAGTTTGCCTTGGCTTTGTTTGCATCAGCCAGCCTGGTTTTCTGGGCTTCTGACAGTTCTGGAGGCGCGTTGGCTTTAATTTGCTGAGCTGCTAGCAGTCCAGCGATTTGCTTTTGATGGTAATTTTGCTGCTCGGCAAGCTGGTCATGCTTAAGCTGTAATTCTCTAACAAAACGGCTTTCAGAAGCATCACTCTGTTGTTTTTGTCTAACTGCTTGCATTAATGGGTTTAAAAAATCACCAATACCAGGCTCATCAATTGGTCTAGCTTGGAAAACTGGAATGTTTATAGCCATTTTATACCCCTATAAGAAACTTAATGCTGTGCCTGCAAGTCCGCCAAGCGCGCCCCACATGCCGGATTTTTGCTTAGCAGCAGATTCTGCTTGTGCTTGCTTTAAGTTTGCTAGAGACGTTGCGTAAGATGACAAGCCAGACGCCATGTCTTCGCTAGCTCCAAAAGTTTGACCTTCAAGACCTGCTTGACCTTGCAACCCAGTTCCGTACAGTCCTAAGGCCCGCTGCATATAGTTGCCATAATCTTTACTAGCTGCTTGCTGAGCGATGTTTGCTGCCATCTGCTGGGATTGCCCAGACCCTGAAAAACCGCCAGCAGCAGCCGCTTGGTTGGCCGCCTGGAGGCTTTGCTGAAGTGCAGCTTGGTAACCAGGATCTTGCTGATATCCTGCTCCAATTTTTTGTAGCGTTCCACTAGGGTCATCAGTAAGTCCACCGTACATGCTTTGCATTTTTTTAAATAGATCTGGTCCTTGGTCCGCGTAAGGGCCAAGGTACTTTGTAAGGTAGCCTTTTACTTTTTCGATATCGCCCTCAGGCGTAAATTGTGATGAGTTAGAAAGCACGTCTGTCATGGATGGCATTTTTAATCCCTCAAATTAATTGTATCTGCTTGAGTTGAGCGTTTAAAACTATAAAAAGCTCGTCGGTATCCGTGTTGTTTATTATAAGCCCATTTAAGCTTTGTGTTAAATTCAGTTGTCCGATTTCGCTAGTGCTAAGTTCTAAGAACCCGCCAGGTGGCCGCTCATGGAATACGCCCACCAAAGTGCTAAAAAAAGTAAGCCATGTAGGCGCCATTTCATTTAATTTGCCTCGAACAATGGCGGTCATAGGCACAGATGGAACTCTTAAAGGCATAAAGCTAGTCCTCAATAGTTATTGTTCCACCAATTATCGCACATCTTGATGATGAATTATACCTAACCTGAAAACAGATATCATTAGCCCAACCTAGCCTATGAAATTGAACTCGGCTTTTCCTGTTGCCAACTTCGTTAAGCCTATGATCAACGGGGTCGCTATAAGTATGCCCGCCATCTTTTGAAAAAGACAATTGAACAGTTCCAGTAATCTGTTCGTTTTTTTGGCCATTAAAATAATAGCTATTTTGGTTATCTGTTCCTTGGTCAAGGGTGATATTCAATTCGTTGATCGCAAAAGGCTGTCCGTTTGGCTGCCTGTATGGTTTTGTGATCCTGATCCTAGGCACGGTAAACTGCGGGCCATCAACAAGATCGGACATATAAGGGATTGTTGTTGAAAGCTCGTACAGCATCCCATTGTTTTTTGACAAAAACCAGTGGGTGTTTTCAAATCGTACAACCGACCTAATAGGCAGGTAGTTCATATTATGATCTGTTGTGGAGAAGAAAGCTTTTGTGGTGAAGTCATACAGAAAAGATAGGTTATCAGATACAAAAGAAATCGCATACAAGATGTGACCGTCTTCCTCTCTAATTGTCGCAAATGAATCTGAAGGGTTTTTCAGCGTATCCAGAAGGTAGGTGATCCCGTCTGTTGATATCCTCTCTGGTGGTCCTCCATTTGATACCATAATAGACGGACCAGAGACGTTATTAAAACCAAGCCAGCACATTAATCCGAAGCCTTGCGCTATTGTCTCAGTGTTTAGGCAACCGTATTCGATAAGCATGTTGTTGTCACGGCTATACGGAAATACTGGATTCCCAGCGTCTCGCCATACTTCAGTAATGTTTGTCCCGAAAACATACAGGCTGTTTTGGAATCGAACAACTGCTTGGCAAGTATCTGCTGAAGATTGCATGACGCCGTCAGTATTTGGCGTCAACGGCCAACTCAACCCGTCATTGATCGAGCTTAGTCGCCATCTATTGGTAGCGGTAACCGACGCAACAAAATAGCCATCGTGAAAAGAAACGTAGCCAGCGTTAAAGTCTATCGGGGCTTTAGTAAAAGTGTCAGCGCCATAATTTAAAATAAAAATATTAATGCCGTCGCAAATGGCTATCTCATCATTGTTATTCTCGGCTATTGAACACGTCCCAGTGGGGTTCTCCAATTGACCAACTAAAACTCTAGATAAGTTTGGGTTGACCAGATAGACGCTAAGCCCAACGACGCAGATTATCTCTCCGAGCTTAGGTGAATAATAGGTTGCCCTGCCAACTGATTGAGATTCTATCCGCAAAACAGCTTGGTAGCCTGCTTGATTAACTAGAGCTCCACCTGACTCGTAGAGATTAAACGTGTCCTCGCTTGATATTCTTGAGTAGCGCTCAAACTTTGAAGAGCCAACAAGATCAAGAGGGATGATCCGTTGAGCACCCACTATCCTGCGCCCCAGTATCTGAACACGACCCCTTGAGGATCTACTGTATTATTATTTAAAGCGTTGTTAGGTCTCACAGAATTATCAGGAGGTGATATTCTTGCCATTTGCCGCCTAAGTCTTACAAGCGTCGCCATTTTAGCTTGTGTGAATTCTTTGCCAAATAAGTCACAGAGCCTTTGGCAGAGCTCGTATTTAAGATACGACAAGTAGAATCTGTCTAAATCGTTCATTTCTTGTTGTGGTGTTTCGATTTGATCTAAATAAAACTTGCCGTAAACCTCTACGCGATAATCTTCTATTGGTAAAAAGTAAACATGGAGACGTGTCCCACCTACAATTCTTTGTAAGTTTCCAGTGAGTGGCAAAGATGAGATGCCTTCTGGTCGGACAGATCCAAAAAATGATTGGTTGCCTCTTATGGTGATGGGGTACCTTACGGTCCCCACCAAAAATGTTATTGTCTGTGCTGTGATTAAGCCAGGAATATCATAAGTAGCTTGACCCATTGTCATATTGAAAGTGTCTTTCTTGTAATAAGGGATCAAGTTTCCTGTAGCCCCTTTCTCAGAAAGAATATCATTTAACGCCGTAAGCCCATCAGAAAGCTGGCTAGCGCTTACAGTCTCAAACTCCCTAGATACTACGTTTGCTAGATAGTAGGCTTGAGAGATAATATCAACTGCATTCATTAGCCAGCTCCTTTTTAATTTTTCCCTATTAAACTGGGAAAATAACAGCGGTCAGGTAATCTCGAGCCGCGCCAACACCGTATAGGCTAGACAAGATGTAACCTACTTGTTGCTCAGCTAAGATCGTACCATAAGCACATCGAATAGAAGCGCCGCTCATAGAGTCAGTAGCTACTGCTGTTTGAGCTCCTGGGCCAAGATCGCCAAGCTTAGGCATAGCCATATACAAAGAGTCATTGTTCCAGATCAAGCCACGTCTGTGGTTTGGTAAGCCTTTTACAGTCAGGCCGACCAGATCACGGTTTACGTTTCTGAATGGTGATGCATTTGTTGCATCATGTAACAATAGATTTTTAGTTGTAATGGTTGTTACGCCGGCAGCTGTTGAATGACCACCTCTAGATGCAAACTGAACAGGTTGATTTGTTTCTGTATGACCTGCTGTGTTTAAGAATCGTGCATTCGCTATACCTGGCTCATCAAGAACCTGGAACAAATCACCTGGTCGAACAGCATTAGCGTCATTTTGCGGTGCTGTTGCCCAGAAAATTGTGACTACAGAGAATTCTTCATCAGTAACAGGGTCAATATTTGATGTAACTGATTGAATTGTTCCAATATGTCCACCTGTACCAGTGTCACCTGAGTAATGAATAGGAATCATAGCGCTGTTGTAGAAATTGGTGTTGTTAAACTTACCAAGTTCCCAATCATAAGCTCG